TGGTATACAGATAAAATAAAAGATTTGAAGAAGTCGAAAAGATTTCCTGGCAATACGTTATGAAAAAATTTGTACATCTCGCCAATAGACCAGAATTGTCTTTTGGAATGAGGACTGAAAATCACAATGGAAAGAGGCATTATGTTACCCCTGAAGGTGAACTATATCCATCAATCACAACAGTACTTGGCGAGTTGTCCAAAGCTGCAATACAGGCTTGGAGAGAACGCGTTGGAGAAGAAGAGGCAAATAAAATTTCGGGAAAAGCTTCCCGTAGAGGAACAAGCGTACATTCTGTCTGTGAATCCTATATCAAAAACGAAGACGATTTCATTGATGGACAAACGCCCAACATTATTGAATTATTCAAAACGATTGAACCGTTCTTTGAAAGAATCAATAACGTTCACGGAGTTGAATTAGCATTATATTCGGATCATTTTGGGATCGCAGGGAGAACAGATTTAATTGCAGAGTTTGATGGTACGTTATCGATAATAGATTATAAGACAAGTAATAAGGCAAAGAAGAAAGAGTGGTGTGAAAGTTATTTCGCTCAAGGTGCATTTTACGGAGTTGCATACGAAGAACTCACAAAAATTCCTGTACCACAAGTTGTAATAATTATGGCAGTTGAAAATGAAGCACCACAATTATTTGTAGAAAAAAGAGATGATTGGATTGATAAGATTTGGGAAGCCAAAAAATTATATTATGAGTCACATCTTTTGTGACCTAAATATTATTGAAGCTGTTGAAGTTTCTGAATAGCAGGTAAGACACCGGTGCGATTCCGGTCAGCTCCACCAAGAGTTCACTATCACATTTTGTGAATTGTTGATGGGGCTGTAATAGAATTCGATTGGTTGTGATGTCAGAGAAAGAGGTTTCAATTAAACATAATCGCAAATAATAACGATTATACACCTGCATATGCATACGCAATCGCTGCGTAAGATATAGCCGAGTTGTGGCCGTCACTTGGGAACAGAAGCACGGTCAGCTAATTTTAATAGGAGTCAATTATGTCAGATTATAAAAATGGTTACAGATCAGAAGTAGCAAGATATATAAGAATACCTATTGAAAGAAAAGAATACGAAGAATATGTAGAGACAAGAGATTTGGTAGACTTGGCCGGTAGAATTGAAAGGGGTGAACCACATGAAGTTAATCCTAACTATGGTGGACAAGGATATACATATCTTTATCCTGAAACAAAAGATTTAGGTAGATTAAAAGTAACCCCTGTAGAAGATACATGGAAATTAGAATGGGAGAATCTTCATGGCTGAATATAAAAATGATGAACCTTGTGAATTTGTATATAGAGTTGAAACAGTTTCGAAAGTAGTAGATGGAGATACATTAGATTGTGTCTTTGATTTGGGGTTTGATGTTATGGGTAAATTTCGTGTGAGATTGTTAGGTATAGATACACCCGAATCTAGGACAAGAGATCTAGAAGAAAAGTTCTATGGTTTGAAATCTAAAGAAGCACTCAAGTCATGGGTACATTGGGCTATTATGTCAGATAGAGATGATATTGATATACAGATTAGATGTCCAGAAGCAGACAGTAGAGGTAAGTTTGGAAGAATACTAGGAGAGATCTGGATTAATTGTACTTCAGAAGGTGAACATAGTGGATGGACAAACGTAAATAAATGGATGTGTGAGAATGGTCACGCAGTAGGTTATTGGGGTCAAAATAAAGATGATGTTCAAGGTGAACACATGGCTAATAGAAAATTACTGAATGAGCAAGGAATAGTATATAAAGGATAATATGGCAAATCACATTGAATCTATAGAAGTAAGAAAAAGACGAGCACAATGGGCAAGGATTTCTTTATCTTGGGCTGTCGTTGGAACATTTTTAATATTATTATATTTGTTGTTTTTTTCTGATGCTGTTGCAGATAATCACATGCAACTGATAAACATTCTGGTAGGAGCCTACGTGGCTGTGCTAGCGAAGTCAACCGATTTCTGGTTCAAGGAGAAAGACGATCCTGAAACTAAGGAAGGGGAAGAGGCATTAGCAAATGGGCATTAAAATGAATAACTCTATGGTCTTCATGGAGAATATTGAGAACTTGGTTCAACAAACTAAGATGACCTATATAGATGCTGTTATGCATTACTGTGAAGAAAATAAATTAGAACCTGAAACCGCCGGTAAAATGATCGGTGGTAAACTAAAACAAAATATTCAGGAGGAAGCAGAAGACCTTCATCTTATTGAGAGGACTTCTAAACTTCCACTATAACATACTTGACAAATAAGGAAAGTGTGTTATAATATAATTATATGTAAGTGAAATAAATCGCAATACAATTAATACAACGCTATACGAATAATACGAAAGGAAAATATGTCGTTTGCAGATATGAAGAAAAAACGTGGAGATAAACTCCAATCCCTCCTAAAAGAAACCGCAAAAATTAATACCCCAACCAGAGGTCAAGGTGATGATGATCGTTTCTGGCGTCCAGAATTGGACAAGTCTGGAAATGGTATGGCAGTAGTTCGATTCCTGCCCGCACCTGATGGTGAAGACTTGCCGTGGGCAAGAACTTGGAATCATGGATTTCAAGGTCCAGGTGGATGGTATATCGAAAACTCTTTAACTACTCTTGGTCAGAAAGATCCAGTTAGTGAATATAATTCACAACTTTGGAATTCTGGTATTGAGGCAAACAAAGAGATTGCTCGTAAACAGAAACGTAGGTTGACTTACATTTCTAATGTTTACGTTATCAAAGATCCTGCCAATCCTCAGAACGAAGGTACTATTCGTTTGTATAAGTTTGGTAAGAAGATTTGGGATAAACTCAATGATAAGATGAATCCTCAATTTGAAGATGAGACTCCAGTAAATCCATTTGATTTGTGGGAAGGTTGTAATTTCAAAATCAAGATTCGTAAGTTAGATGGTTTTTCTAATTACGATAAGAGTGAATTTGAGAATGCTTCACCTCTTGATGAAGATGAAGCCAAGATGGAAGAAATCTGGAAGGGTGAACATTCTTTGGAAGAGTTTACAGATCAGAAGAACTTCAAGTCTTATGCAGAATTGAAAGAGAAGATGGAACGTGTTTTAGGTCTTTCAACAGGAACTAACGAGGTTTCCTCTGATGTACCTTTTGATGGTGGTAAACCTATGACTGCCGCTCAAGCAGCTGTCACACCACCTGAAACTGCAACACCTGTTGTAGCAGAAACTGCAGGAGATTCAGATGAATATTCTTACTTTGCAAAATTAGCTGAGCAAGATTAATGTCAAATGAAAATAGTACTATGTATGGATTTTGGTTTTGTGTAATAGTTTTATTACTTAGTGTTGCTTGTTGGGGAACACCTGATTTAGTCGATGCTTGGATATACTATTTGTCAGATGGATTTTATAAATCATTGTAATCGAGATGAGGCATCTCCATTGTCTGTTTTGATTGATGAACCGCCAATGACAGTAGAACCTGATGTGTTAACTTGACTTGTATTATTAGTTTGAATAATTAATGGTCTGCCAGTAGCAGCGGCTTGAGCTGTTTGGACTTGTAATTGGGCTAACATTTGACCACTTACAAGTCCTTCTGTTGCTGCAGAGAATTCTTTTAGTTTGGCCATATCAGTTGCACCTAGAAACTTATCAAGACCATTTCCTATCTTTTCTAGATTATCACCATCGAAAGCATCAAATGCATTTGCAAGTGCTGTAACTCCCATACCTGCTTGAGATAGTCCCGGCCCAATCGCGGCGAACTTCTGAAACTTTTCAACAGGATCACTTGCACCTATCCATTTTCCAAATCCTTCAGCAAGACCGGAAACGAATCCTCCTACACCGAAACCTTTCAAACCTTCACCTATCGCTTGCATTCCAGTTCCTACCATTGCGAAATTAGTTGCATCTATTTTTCCAAATTTAGTAACAGATGCAGCAACAGCTTCTAATCCTTTTGGATCATTGACCAATGATGCAATTTTTCCTCCTAATCCAAAGTCGTATAATCCTTCACCTATCTCTTGCATTCCTTTACCAACCGGCGCAAGATTTTCTGATTCTATCTTACCAAACCTGTCAACAGATTTTGCTATTCTTTCTAGGTCTTCTGAAGAAGGCATCGCGGCACCAGCAACCATAGCACCAACAGAAAACATTGCAAGACCACCGGCTAAGAGTGCAAGTCCTCCGGCAACTGCTGCCATATTACCAGCATCAAGGCCAGCTAATCGTTCTATTCCATCAACTATAGAATCTATTACAGTTGCTATTGTATCACCTATAGTTTTAATAACTTTTGATATACCATCAAATATAGATGTAAGGATTTTATCAACATTTTCCATAACGGCTATTATAACATCACCCGTCTTTTGAATTATTGCACTAATTTCTTGAAGTGCAATACCAACAGTATCTAAAACTTTTTGAATAGTTGCATTGAAGACGGGATCGGTAATAATATCTTTCAGTACTTTAAATATATCTACAACGATTGGATGTAATGCTTCAATTACTATTGCTATTCCTGTAAAGAAATCTTTAATAAACGGCCCCATATTTTTGACCATGTTACCAAATCCCTCTAAAACTTTTTGAAGGATAGTTCCAATTGCTTCACCAAGTGCTAGGATTATTCCAGTAATTATTTTCAATGCTTTACCTTCACCGGCAATCATTTCGAATACTTTAAATGCGGCGGCTAGTCCTGCAGCAAATATTGGAAGTGTAAGGGACATAACAGTTACACCTACTAATATCATTGGATTAGCAAAAGCGGCAAGACCTCTTGCAAGACCTTTTAGGAAACCTTCAATGCCCTTTCCCATTTTACTCATACTTTTGCCCATGGCGCCAACAGGATTCATTATAGCTTTACCCATCCTAGAGAAGAAACCACCAGCCTTTTTTTCTTCTTTTGCTCCATCTGGTATATCACCTTCTTCATCCGTACCTTTTATTCTGGCTTGTTCTCTTAAGGCTTCAGCATTTGCTTTGTGGATTTTAGTTTGTAAATTGAATATTTTATTGAGGGCTTTGAGAGTTTTGTTGGCTACAATAAGATCTTCATCTTGTCCGGCTTTTATATCGGTTGCGTGAGTATCATTCGCAGTCTGATTCGCCGATAATTTATCGATTACGTCTTGTAGTGAGGCTGCAGCCATTTTATTCCTTACTTATATTTTGCGTTTTCGCGTTGGATTCTATCATTCTCTTCTTTAATCCAATTTTGTAATAACATTACATATACTTGTCTTTCAAACGGCATCATATTTTCCAATTCCGTTAGACTCCACTTGTGATGCTGAATCATAGCGAAATTTGTTTGAAAATGGTTCGCCAGGGAATCGTGACTCAGCCCTATCCGAAAAAAGAGTCAACACCCGATAATACTAAAGGTTTTAACTTCTTACACTTAGGACATATCCAATTTATTTCATGTTCTAATCTTGGCATTGTTTCGAAGAATTCTCTTATTTTACTAAATTGTCCAGAACTAAGAGATTCAACAAAATCATCTAATTCCTTTTTAGTGGAATCTTTTCCTTTGTAAATTTCATCACCATCCCAGATATAATCAATACACTCAGAAATTAATTTAAAAACATTATCAGCAGATATATTTTCCCCCGCTGTAGCATATTTATTTACTAGGTCGAGATTTGGATATCTTAATTTTAATCCAATATCTTTAGTAATTTTTACTTCAGGAGATCCTTGTTTTGAAGTATCTACCTTTATATCATCAATATTAATATCTACATCACAAAGATCATCTTCTTCAGATTCTTTACAACATTTAAACTCTTCTGGTCTTGGAACTTTTACTGTTATATTTTCACCAACAGATTTTCCCCTAAGATGTAAAAAGAAATATTCAATATCAAAAGGTGCAAGGTCTTTAGTGTTTATTTTTCCTTCTGCACATGCTTCAATAATATCTACCATCGCTTTAGTCATTGATGTATCAGAACCACTTTCTAATGCCATCAATAAGGCCTTTTCTTCTTTTACGAGAAAAGGTCTAAATTTAACCTTTTGTCCAGTAGATGGAATTTTCAATTCATAAGTTGGTGTTACCACTTTTGGTAATGCCATAATATTCTCCTATAATATAATAATTATTTAATTATGTAGTTCCCATTTTTTGTATACTATATCTACAGTAAAATCTAATAGTTCAGAATTTTCCCATCCTAGTTCTATAGCACTCATTCCTTTAGGCCAAGCATCTACTAATTCAACTTTATGTTTAGGCTGTGTCGCTTCACGTTGTGTTCCGTCATAAACTGAAATATTAATACTACCTTTGTACTTATCATAATATTGCATATTATAACCTCTTGTATTTTGTATATGCTCTAACCAATTATACCAAAATTTTCTACATTGCCATTTATCTGTTTCTAGAAAGGTAATTGATATACCTTCAGTTGTAGTTTCATAAGGAACTTCCATAGCATATTTACCGCCATATCTAAAGTTTGTTGTTCCAAAAGTTCTACTAGGAAAACTTACTGTCTTAACGAGAAATTCTATATTTGCAGGATCTATTTCATCACTTCCAAATGCGGCGGTAATAGATGTTGGAGGTGTAACTTCAACATGATATCTATTTCTCTTTGCAAAATCTCCTTTGGCGCCTACTCGGCTTATAAATTCACTTATTCCGAATTCTGAATATGGTGGATTTCCTGCGCTGGCCATTAAAACCTTTCTCGGCTATGTTTCCACACTGCCTCATTGTTTACACTCTGTGTTTGTGATCGAAATCTTTCAACAGGTAAAAATAGTGCTGATTCCCACTCATTAGCACTAACTTGAATAAATTGTGATTTAACGAAACCATTTAAATATCGATGTATAGTTGGTCTTGCTCTTTTAACTCTGCCACTCATATATCCTTTTAACATACTATACGTTAATCTTAATTTGGTGGTATCATCATAATTTTGATTATTCGAAAATTCTTTAAGTTGATCCATTAATATTGCCCTATCTTTTGGAGCAAGATAATGGAAATTTAAACCAAGAAATCCGTCAGGATATAAGTCAACAGGAAAAACTAAGGGAAATGTATCATACCAGGGAAGAGTCTTTTTATGTTTAGGATTATAATAAAAAAAATACATATTTCCAAGATATGCTTGTGGGGAATATTCTTTATGTCTAGCCAGAATACTTTCTGGAGTTTCGTTAGTAAATTTACCCCTTAGACCCGCTACCCCATAATTTTCAATAAGTGAACGAAACCAATTAATTGCTGCTTTTGCTTGGGCAGTAACATTGGAAGTTCCAACTGCATCCTTTAATTTTTCTAAATAAGTTTGTTCGGCCATAATATAACTATTTAGTATTATTGAGAGTATCTTCTGTTAGTATTTTCCACTTCCATCCTCTCTTTTCACATACTATTTCAGCAGCTTTCCATTTTGCTTCATTTATTGCGAATGTTTTAACTTCCTTAAGATATCTTCTTTTATGTTTTGGATTGTGTTTGGGTGGTTTTGTTTGTTTCTTTGGTTTAATTTCTATTAATGTCTCACCTTTAGCGGTTTTAACCCAAAAGTCAGGAAAATATCGATGCCATTTTCCATCGATTGGACTTTTATATGGTATAATGATCTCCTCACTAGACCATCGCAAGACTTCAGGTTGTCGGTCAAGGTATTTCATGAAGTTTAATTCCCACCCAGATCGATATCGAATATCACTTGAATCACCTTTATATTTGTTCCTGTTTTGAGGACGAAATTTCCCTTTGTATGCCATATAAATATATAGATAGTTCAATAATACCAATTAAATAATAATGGAGAAAATAAATGGCAGGATACCCTGGAGCAAATCCACAACCAGAAGATCCACCGGCTTCTAATCCAGTGTATTTAGAATACCCCTCTACTTTACTTTCGCAGGGTGGTTCAGCAACGATGGATAATTATATGATGTTTCAGGCAACAGATTTTAAATCTCAAAAGCCCACACTTAATATAGCAATGTATATTCCAGGTGGTGCATTAAATACTGATTACAAAGCAGCATACGAATCAGTACAATTAGGAGGTTTAGGTGCAGCTGCGGTAGATACTGCAAAAGTAGTAGATAAAGCCGTTAATTCGGGAGCTGGATTTAGTGTAGATTCATTTAAAGATATTATGAATGCTCAAAAGGCGGGTATGCAAAGTGAAATGGGAAAAGTTGCTACACTTAAAATGGCAGAAAAAGCTAATGTTATTCAAGAGGGTACTAAAACTATAATGGAACGAGCTACTGGTGCAGTACTTAATCCTTTTACAGTTGCCGCATTTAAAGGTCCTACCGATATGAGAACATTTGAATTCGATTTTAAAATGTTACCACAAAATGAAGATGAATCTAAAACTTGTTTAAAAATTGCAAATGCATTTAAAAAGGCTATGTTACCTTCTCATGCGGGTGGAGATAGTGCAACTGCACCTTCAATGTTATTTGGATATCCTGATACTTTTGAAATTACGTTTTATATTGGTGGAAAAGCTTTACCTACTGGGTCAGAGAATCCCATGTTTAATATAGGAAAATCTGTATTAACTCAATGTGACTTAAATTTTGATACAGAAAATGTACCTTTATTTTTTGATGGAACACAATATCCAGTAACTATAGCAATGAAACTTTCGTTTATGGAAGTAGATATAATGTATAGAGAAAAAGTAGATCAAGGATTTTAATAGGAGAAATTAACTATGTCTGAATATTTTCAACATTATCCACAAATAAATTATGATATTTCTGGCGCAAAACCTATAAAGACCAAGACTGCTATTAATATTATGCTCAATGCGAAGATAAAAAGCATACTTACAAGTTCTATTGTTAATTATTTTCCCTATTCAATACCAGAAGCAGAAAGACCAGATATAACTTCATTTAAAATGTATGGTAATGTAAAATATACATGGTTAATATTTTTGATTAATGACATACATGATCCTGTTTTTGACTGGCCATTAAATTCTAGGGAATTTGGAAATTTTATTAAAGATAAGTATGGAAGTCTTAATCATTGTCAAACTACTGTACATCATTATGAACAAATTGTTAGACCTAGAGTAGAAGCAACAGCAACTTCTGAACCAATTCCATTAAAATGTATTGAAATTGATGAAACATCTTATAATGCACTTGACGAAGCAGACCGAGATATTATATATTGTTATGATTGGGAAACAGCTCGAAATGAGGCTAAGCGAGATATTAAATTGATTGATAGGAAATATGTTGCAGATATACTCTCTGAACATGCGGAGAAATTTGAATAATGGGAGCCGGAACTATTATTGATAGAACGAATAAAGGAGTAGGTATTACTCCAGAATCCGCCGATCATGGAACTAAATCTGAATTTTTAAAAAATCCGAAGCAGGGTGCACTCCCCTCTTTTCCTGGCGATTTTGAACTTCAAAAACTTACCCTTACTTCACCTCATAGAAAAGGATATATTGATTTGAAGGCCGCGTGGTCAGATTTCAATATCTATGAAAGTATTTTTTCACCTTATCTTACTGCTGATATACAATTAGTAGATGGTATTGGATTAATGGAAAGTGTACCTATTATTGGTGAAGAAACTATAACCATCCAAGTAAAAACAAAAGGTATTGTAAAAGAAAGAAAACCAGAAAATAATCTTCCAGGTCCATTTGAAGGTAGTCAAAATGAAGGTAGAATTAGTTTAAAGTTTAGAGTAGTTAAAATTAATAATATTGTAAAACTTAATGATCAAATGTTGACTTATAAATTATCTTTAGTTTCTGAAGAAGCTATTTTAAATTTAAAGAAAAAGGTTAAAAAATCCGCATTAGATCCTCAAACTTTTAAACCAAGAAAAATATCGGATATAGTTAAATCTTTATATACACAATTTTTTAAAAGAGGTAGAAATTCAAATAGTAAAAGAATCTTTATTGAACCTACTAAAAATCTTACAGATTTAATTATTCCAAATCAAACACCATTTAAAGCTCTTAATTTTTTGGCATCAAGAGCCGTGTCTGCGGGTAAACATGCAGTGGGTTCTAGTTTTGTTTTTTATGAAACTGTTAGAGGATTCTTTTTTATTTCTTTGGAAACACTTATGGCTGGTGGAGGTCTGGGATATCGTACAATTCCAGGATCGCCTGGATCACCAACAGAATTAGAGTATACTCAACCAGAAGATCCCGTGAAAGAAACCTATGTGATTCAACCTAAACGATTGGGCGCACAAACTAATGAAGCTAAGAATGTTGCAGTAGAAATGACTGCTGTAGATGAATATCAATTTAATTCTAATTTTGATGTTTTACAAAATTTACAAAGTGGAATGTATTCAAATAGATTACTTACACATGATCTAGTTAGAATGAGATATGATACATTAGATTTTAATTTGGTAAATAAGTCGGCGTTAAGTGCAAAAATAACAGTAAATAGTGATACTGGTGCAGAAGAAGTTATAGAATTTTTAGAACAAGCACATGATGCAAAAAACTTTACTGATAATTTTACTCATTTGGGGTCAGGATTATTATCTACTGAAAAACAAGATGCCTTAGGTTCACCCGAATCACAAATATCTTTTTATCCTACTAATTTTTCACATGACATTATATTTAAAGAAGCTATAGGATCACAAGGAGTTCATGGAGAAATTAGAGAAAATGCAAGCCCAAGTATTCAACCTAGTAGAGTAGAACAATGGATGCAATCACGATTGGTACAAAGTCAACAAATGAATAATATTAAATTAAGTATTAGGGCGCCTGGGTTATCTACTAGAACAGTAGGAGATTTAATTGAATTTAAATTACCTACACAATATCTTGAAGATAGGGATGGATTTACACAATCCACACATCATACTTATTTAAGTGGATATTATTTAATTACAAAATTAAGACATCACTTTAATAAAGAAAAGTATGAGATAGAATTTGAAGCAATAAAAGATTCATTAAAAAAGCCAGTCGGTAAAGATAGATCAGCGCCAGCCGCTTCTGGACATGGTACAATGACGGGTAAAGATACTGAAGAAGCATTAGCTAAATCAGGTCGAATGAAGGGTCAATCAGGTAGATAAGGTATAACACTATGTCATATTTTATGGGAAAAGAAGGATTTGTATGGTGGCAAGGAGTTGTCGAAGATCGCCATGATCCTCTTTATCTTGGAAGATGTAAAATTAGAATACTAGGTTGGCATTCAGAAGATAAAAATGATCAACCAACAGTTGGGCTACCGTGGGCGTATCCTGTTGCACCAATTACTTCTGCAAGTCAAACAGGAGTAGGAACATCTCCATTAGGCCCAGTTGAAGGAACATGGGTTGTTGGATTTTATCGCGATGGTGAGGCAGGACAAGAGCCAATGTTTTTTGGAACACTTGGTGGTATTCCTGAATTAGATGCAAAAGGAATTAATAATGATGGAACACCAACAGGAGGACAGGGATTTCTTGATCCACGAAGAGAACAAGGAGATTTGCCTCCAGGTGGAGATGTGGGTCACCCAGAATTCGATGATGAAATCGGCCCAAGAGATTTAGCTTATAATCCCGCAAGTGAGTTAGTTCCAAGAGAACCCGCAACTATTATTCATAATTCTAATCCTGATCCTGAAGAATCTGCAACGTCTGTTCAAGTGGGTTCAATGGGTGCACCCACACCACAAGTATTTACTGCAAATGGTGTATATGTAAGATCTTTAATGGGTCAAACTGGATTACAAGCACCAAGACCGGCATTTACAGTAAAGGTTGTAGAACAAGATGTAAGATCAACATTTCCTGATACTGGTATAGCAAATACAAATTTATCATCTACAAGACAATTAAATTATTTAAAAGAACCTACTACGAATAGATTGGCTAGAGGTATTCGGGGAAATACAGATTCTAGTGATCCAAAGTCTTCAGGGATTGTATTTGAAAAAATGCAAAATAGAAAGGCCGGACAATTAGATATTCCTACAGCAGATGGTAGGAATTGGTCTGAACCTAAGATACCGTGGGCAGCAATTTATCCATACAATCATGTTCATCAAACAGAAAGTGGACATATTATTGAAATGGATGATACTCCCAATGAAGAAAGATTACATTGGTATCATAGAACAGGAACATTTACAGAAATACATCCAGTTGGAATTAAAGTTGATAAAATAGTAAACAATTATTATAATATTATTTTAGGTGCAAAATATACACATATTGAAGCGAGTGATTATACAACAGTTGATGGTCATCAAGAAAATTATGTTATTGGTAATAGGACAGATAGAGTTGATGGTGATTATTCTGTTGCAATAGGTAAAGGTAGATTTAATGTTGTTAATACAAAAGGAGCAATTAATTTTCAAGCCTCTAAAATGAAATTAACAGCATCGGAATCTCTTGTACTAAGTGCTAATAATGTAATAATTGAAAAGAAGTCTTCTTCTGGTTCAGAAATAACAACAGGAGATGAAAAAAAGAAGGTGGGTGGTAAATACACTATTCATAGTGGATCTTTTAGTTTGAGTTCTCAAGGAAGTGCAGGATTACAAACTGGTGGTGGATTATCATATAATATTACCGATTCAATAAATGAATCAATATTTGGAGTATTACCATCATTAACTGGTGATTATGCAAAAAAGACTACGGCTACTCTAGGTAAGATTGGAATGGAATGTACTGATAATTTAGTTTCAGGTGGAATCTTAATGAATTTAGGTCTTGCGGGTTTAGGGGGAAATATAAAATTGTTACCGCCCGGAGATATAGAATTGAATTCTAATTTAGGAACAAGTGGTATTAAAGGAGAATCATTATTGGGTAATGTAGCATTTTCTTCTTTAGCGGGATATGCAGAAATGGCTAGTCTATTAGCCACGATGAGATTAGAGAGTTCAGGCGCGGCTACTTTACAAGGATTATTAGGTGAGGTAACAGTAAGTTCAGGAGGTAAAGTAAAGGTAGCAGGATTAATTGCTACATTAAAAGAAGTATTAGATGAATTAATAGACATAATAACAGAACATACTCATCCAACAGGAACAGGGCCATCTGGACCACCAATGCCACCAGCTACTGCTAAATTATCCTTATTGAAATCCTTAAAAGTTAGTGGGAGTTTTGAATAATATGGCATTAGTTAAAGCAACATTACAGGGTGAATTGATAGCAACGTATGGGGGTCATAGTCCTGATCCAATGAAGCCAGGAAAAGATATAGCAAAAGCATTTAAGAATTATTTAATGATGGCACAGAACGCGGGTGGATTTCCAGCATCAAATGTAGTAGATGCTCCAACAGGAATGACAATAGGTGGAGTTTATGCTCAACAATTACCATCTGGTGCAGCAGTAGGAACACAAATAGCATCGGCATTATCAACTATGGCATTGACATTTTTATCTGCAAATCAGATAGGGCCACCGGCGGTATCACCTTCACATACGCCGGAGTTAATACAATTATATTCAGGACATCAACCTTCAGGTGTAAGTTTTTCGAAGGAGTTGGCAAACATTTTAGATACATGGACAAAAACATGGGTAGTGAGTGGATTAATTCCAGGCGCTCCACCTGTTCCATTTTCAGGACCTTTATCATAGGAATACAATGGCAGGAGCAATTGATAAAAAAATAGTTGAAGTGAAAAAGGAGATAATTGATTCTCCTGCAACGCATTTGTCTGCGAGAAATGGGATTCTCAATTCTGTTGCATTAATAAGAGAATTTTCTGAGAGTAGATTAAATGCACTATGTGAAAAGTTTACAGCTTCTACTTATACTCTTTATCTTCAATTAGAAGATCAGGGTGCAGGTAATAATATTCTTTTAGAAGATGGTAATGAATTATTAATGGAAGCAACTATTTTGGATGCTAGTTATTCTCTTCATCAAGTATGTGAAAATCTAGCAGAACAAAGATTGGTATGTTGGGGTGCAAGAGACATACGAACTACTTTTAGAAAATTTGATTTACCTTCTTATGAAACAGTAAATGGTGCTTTAGGTCTTAGTGAACCGAATACATCTTATTTTGGAATTAAAGCCACAGATATTGGAGAAACTTATAGTATTAATTTAACTAGTTTAGAAGGTACAACTCAAACACAAGGTAGTAATACTTTCACTACTTATGTTAAAGATTATTATGTAGTTAGATCAAGAATAGATGGAGAGTTAGTAGATATTAATGATGATATGACTCCATATTCTTCACCAAATGATGATACCCCTTTTGGTAATGCCGTTGCTTGGGGTCAAGCTACAGTAACAGAAGTGGGAACATGGAATGAGAATTATGCAAAGGCAAATATCGCGGGTGTATCGACACAAAGTTCAGGAGCATATAATGAATTAGTTACTATGTCATTATTAGATCATTTAGTGGGGGGTACTAATACTTCATATACTCCTGTAGGTCCTTCTTTTGGTCAAAAGTTTTATTTGAAAAGACACGCGGACTATGTAAACACATTCACTATCACGGGTACAACTACAACGGGTAGTTTAGAGATAACAAACGTATCAGATACAGATCTTTCTAAAATTAAATATGGAGATGTTATTAGTGGAACAGGTATTCCAGATGACAATGTATCAATAGCAGCGGTACAAACTGCGGGTAGTAAAATTAGACTTAGTAATTCAGGAATAGCAACATCAGATGGTATAGTTACCATCACAGTAAATAGTGTTCCATTTGGATATGCAAAAGATGATATATTCTGTCAAGTAGAAGTGGTAGGAGAAGGTTTAGTTAAAAATCCAGATTGGAAACCAGTAGGTGATGATGCGGGAGATTATAGTGGATCAGATGCGGGACCGGATGATTTATTAAATGCTAATACTTCACAATTTGTAAGTCTTCTTGGATTTTTTGATCCTGACAATGGTAGTTCAAATGCAACGAATGATATAACTAAGGGCGCAAGAGGTGATTGGGTTTCTTTACAAAAAGAAGTTTCAGGAACTACATATCCTTATAAGGAACGAAATCCTTTTTTCCCAGCAATGGGAGGAACAGTTAAAGCTTATGAAGTAGACAATGGTGTAATTGTAGGAACACAACCTACTGGGTTAGGAGAAGATGATATTCCTAGTGGAAGATTTATTAGGCATGATTATGAAAGAGCAAATAGTGCAGGTACTATGCCAGAGAACAGGTATTATATTGACCAAGCTGAAAAATTCTATTATGAAGTACCTTGTACTAATATCTCATATACAAGTGGAACTAGTGGTGCAATAGGTACTAATCATACTATGCCTAATACTGGAGAGCCTCCTCATACTATGACTAAAACTGGATTAAGTGGTGCTATAAGTAGAATACAAGGAACATCAGTTACATGTGATGGTGTTTCAGTTGGTGTGGGTGCTACATCAACAGTACCAGTAGATGAAACTACCACACATCCTTCTTTAAGTGGATCAGCCGGAGCACCTAGTGTCAATGCAACTATAGGAAATTATTATACACTTGGTGCAAACAATTACATTTATATAAACAGATTACATTATGAGTCTGTTACTATTACTTCAGGTACAAATTGGACAGCAACTTTAGGTACAGATACTACTGTATTTCCATGTAGATATAATTTCATACAGAAACACTTATATGAAGCTGGTGGTTCTGGAGATAATTCAATGAATGCTGATGTTCAGTTTGTAAAAGATACAATAAATGATTTACAATCTTTAGCATCTTTTCGTGATCCAATTATTGATATAAACACTGCACAAGCAGGTGGAAGTGGTATAAGTGATGTTGCTTTTGATACTTATATTCAAGCAGAACCTTTAGGGGATTTGGCAACATTGACTGCTGCAACAGAAACTTTTCGTACTTCTTGGAATCACAGTAATAATACCAGAACAGGGACTAATAATGGTGGGAGTAATCTTGGTGTAACTGTATTTATGGCAAATACTGAATGGGCCGCTTTTCATACTGAAATATCTACATTTGGTACTAACTGTTCAAAACGTGCCGCAGAAATTGATACACGTATTGGTGTACCTACACGTTCAGGAACACCATCAACATCTTATAAGCAATACCCCGCTGTTTATGTGTCAGCAGTACCAGCAGCAAATACTACTGGTGGAGTTGTTCCTTATGGTAGAGCAATTTATGACAGTTGTAATTATCTATTAGGTAAGACACTTAAATTGGGAGTACAATTAATACAAGATATTCAAGGTTTAACTGATTTGGTAGATCTGGTTAAAAAGGCTAGAAACAAATATGAAATTTATAATGGTAGAGCGAAGGAGTATAGCTGATGGCAGAACAAGAACATAAATGGAAAGAAGCAGAATTAAGAAGAGATGACATTAAGAAGTTATTAGAGAATACTAAAAAACTTGCTGAAATGTATTCAGAAGTTCTTAATCTAAAAAAGTCTGGTTGGGAAAATGTTTTAAGGGCAAGAGCTAAGAGAGAAGAAAAGGAAAAACAAAATGGCTGAATTTGAAGCATTATTAACGGCGAAGGCCGAATGGAAACCCCATCAAATTGCAAAGGCGGGAGATATTTCTGCTTTAGCATCTGCAGCTACAAATCTTGCTGAAATAGTAAAGTCTAGTCTTGAACTTGCTAGAAATGGAATGGAAGTTGTTAAACTCTTAGCGGCATTACAAAATATTAATCCTATTTTAGTTGCATTAGATAAATTAGCAGATGAAGTATTAAAACAAATCCATGATTTAAAAGAGGCCGGATATTGGTACTTATATGTTGATCCATATTTTAAAGGAAATGTAACAGGAACACATCCCTTTGATTATGGATTTGAACAGTTAAGAAATGAAGCCGGTAAACGTTATTGGCAAATAAAGAACGATTCTGGTAATTGGGAAGATACTACAACCAAACCTGAAATGATAGATTTAGATCAAAAAAAGGCTAGACCAAAATTAGTTACACCAAGAAAATTAATTGCGGGTGGTTATAATTGGTTTGATCCCTTACCTGATCCACTTGAGGGTCAAAGTAAATTTCCTCAATTTAGTGTAAAAAATGTAATTAATGAATTTGTGAAGGCGTTTGATGATGAGGGTGATGTTCCCAGATATAGAAAAAATGCTAAAGATTCTGATTTACCAAAAAAGGATGATATATCAAAAGGAATGGATGATTCTGCAGCTTCAGTAGTATATGATATTGATGGTAATCCATTTAGAGGATGGGACCCCGCTGAAGATTTTGGATTAGAATTATTTGATATGGGAAAAAGAACCGCAGAACAATCACGTTGGCCTCTAGATTATGAAGCATCAAGAAAACCTATTAATACTAAAGTTTCAATAGGTAAACCTAATATTTTAGGAAATACAGAATTTGATGGTGGATCTGGAGCAATCGCAATTATAATTGCCGCAGATAACTTTGATAAATTTGCATCAGTCTTTAATGAATTTTCGAAAATGTTTTCTGATATTCCCGAATTTTCAGCCGATCAGGGTCAAAATTTACTAAACAAATTAAAAGAAATTATTACCCCAAATGATGTAAAAGTTAGTTTAACTCAAGTTGATACTAAGTATGAAAAATTTGTAGCTGGTGATATTATAAGTGGAAAACGATATGGTAGTCTTGGAGAAGTAAGATCTGTCAATTCTTCTGCTACAACCGCCACATCTATGAAGGGGCAGAAAGTAATAAAAGTAATTGATGATCTTGGAGAACCACTTAAAGATAAAGAAGGTGATATAATTGAGGTACTTGAAGAAATAGATTTAAATCCAGATGAACGATGGGTGGATATGGAAATAATGGTGAAGCCTATGAGGGGGGTTGATGGATATAACCCGTGGACTCCAGGCGATACAGTTTTAGAGATGGAAAAAAGAGGAAAGTTTGGAAACTCAGAAGCAACAACCGCCGAAACTGGAATTGATTATTATGATAATTATGTTATGGTGGGAGCAGAGACTGTCACCTTACCTAAAAATTTAAGAGTATATCCAAAGATAGGAAAAGTTTTAGTTGAAACATTACAAGTACTTCCAGATTCTACTCCTCCCGATTTTGATGGAATACAAATTAAAGATATTGTTCCTGGTTGGGGAGAATTTTTTCAAGAGTTAGAAAACTTTGTAAAACAAATAAAAGGAATGATAATAGATTCTACCGGATTTATTCAAGAGATGATTAATATGTTGGCACAGATTGAAGATTTTCTAGAACATTTAATTAAACTTATTGATAAATTTTTGGAATTTTTTAGAATAACATTACCATCATCTGGAGTATTCGCACTTTATATTCCAAATCAAAACGGAGGAAATGAGGGTTTAAAGAAGGAAATCAAAAATGCCACAGGTATTCCAGATATGGGTTACGCATCAGGAATATTATTTATTGGTACAGAAGGAGATAAACTCATTGCAGGAGGGGGTAGTAAAAATCCAATAGATTTGTTAGCATTAGTGCTAGGACTACTTAACTAAATTAACTAAATATTAAGAGCAAGATATGGCTACTACATACGGAAAAGATTACGTTGATTTTGATATGGATTTTACAAAACATCCATCTCATGGTGACTTATCTAAAGTTAAAAAATCAACAGCTATTAGCAGATCTATAAAAAATTTATTAAGCACAAAATCAAATGAAAGATTATTTCAACCAGATGTTGACAATGGTATAGGAATTCTTTTATTTGAAAATTTTAGTAATCTTACTACTGCTAGGTTAGAAAAAGCAATTAGGTTTACGATAGAAAAATATGAACCTAGAGCAATAATTGGTAATGTAACAGTAAAAGCTCAAGAAGATCGGAACGCATACGAAGTATTAATAACTTATATGCCGGATAATGACGCTAGAGAAACAAACCTAGAAGTCTATTTGGAGAGGACATAGATAACACATGGCAAGTTCAGATGGTAAACTTAATATATCAGAATTAGACTTTACTAAGATTAAAGAGAATCTTCAAGGATTCTTAACAAGTCAATCTGATTTTGTGGGATATGATTTTACGGGATCTTCCTTTGATGTTCTTCTTGATATTTTATCTTACAATACTCATTATAATTCATATTATGCAAATATGATTGCTAATGAAATGTTTTTAGATTCGGCCTCTCTTAGAAATTCTGTTGTAGCAAGAGCAAAACATCTAGGTTATAGACCACGTTCTGCACAAGGATCAAAAGCACAAGTAACACTTACTATTACACCAACAGATCAGCCCGCCGGTATAAACATCCCTAAGAATACCCAGTTTCAAGGAGAAGTAGAGGGCGTAACATATATTTGGTGTACTTCTAATTCTTATTCTGTAAATATTAATGCAAATGGAGTTTATACAGTTGCTAGTGTAGATCTTACACAAGGAATGCCTACGACATTTAGATATACTGCTAATACAGGAGATCCAGATCAAAAATTTATTCTTCCTAATGAGAATACAGATATTAGTACTTTAGAGGTTACAATTCAAAATAGTTCTACTGATACTGATTCGGCAGTATATTCAGAAGCAACAGATATAACTACTGTAAATTCTAGTTCAAAAATTTATTTTATAGATGAAGCTGAAGATGGTAAGTTTGTAATTCAATTTGGTGATGGAACATTAGGTAAACAATTATCAAATGGGAATATTGTTATACTATCAAGTTTAGTATGTGAAACTGATGCAACCAATGGTGCAAAAGCCTTTTCAGTAGTGTCTGATGTTGGAGGATATTCTAATGTAAAAATTGAGACTACATCTATTTCAGCTGGTGGAGCCGTTGCCGCAGATATAGATGAAATAAAATTTAATGCTCCTAAAAACTATGAATCTCAAAATAGATGTGTTACAATTCATGATTATGTGGCTCTAGTTAAAAGGGATTATGGGGATGCACAAGCGGTTGTTGCTTGGGGTGGAGAAGATGCAGATCCCCCAGTTTATGGAAAAGTTTATGTAGCAATTAAACCGGCATCAGGTTCAGTTCTTTCTCAATCTAATAAAACTTTTGTAGAAGATGAAATATTAAAGAAAAGAAATATTGTAGGAATTACTCCGGAAGTTGTAGATCCAGATTATATGTATTTAAAAGTTAGTAGTACAGTTAAATATGATTCTGGTGCAACTACAAATAGTGCTTCTCAACTTAAGTCAACAGTAACTAATCAGATTACAGCTTTTGGAGATACTAATTTAAAAACTTTTGATAAATCATTTAGATATTCAAAATTAATTAAAGAAATAGATGAATCTGAAATTTCTG